GTGTGGCCATGACCACCGGCTTTGGGGGCCGCGTTATGGGTGATATCGGCAACGCTATTGTCTGCGTAGAGCGTAGGGGTAATGGAGAGATCGCCTCCATCCTTGCTGGCATCGTGGATGGTGAAACGCTGAAACCCGGCGTGTGGTACACCGTTAAGAACGGCCAATGGGTGGAGGTATAGGAATGAACCGATTGAAGGAGAGGCGGCTGGAGCTGGGGCTGACGCAGGAGGCGGTCAGCGGCATTCTGAAGCTGGCAGACGCACGGATGGACGTGAGCATGGTGAGCCGGTTTGAAAACGGCGTGTGCCTGCCCACGGAGGAAGTCGCCGAGGCGCTGGAGGCGGCGCTGCGGGCCAGCAGGGCGTATCTGTTCGGCGAGGACGAGAAAGCGGAGACGCCCATGCGGACGGCGGAGACAGAGCGGATCGCCGGTCTGATCCCCAAGGGACGCAGGAACGCCATCAGCCGCGAGGATCTGGCGGCGGCGCTGCACACCACTGACCGGAAGAGGCGAAAGGCCGTGGCCGAGGCAAAGAAGCAGGGCTTGATGATCTGCAACGACGGTGACGGGTACTACCAGAGCGACGAGTTGAGCGACCTGTGGCGGCAATACAGGCGGGAGACGGCGCGGGCCATGTCTATCCTCAAGGCGCGGAAGCCTATGCGGGACGTGCTGAAAGCGGCTGGGAGACCGGTATGATGCGAGTTAAAAAGAAAAGGTGGGAGCGCATAGACACCGGCGTTTTGTACATCTGCGATGATTGTGGTGCGGAGTTTGAAGACCCCGCCATGTGTACCTACAAACATTATCCGGACGGCGAGTTCGGTGAGGAAATGACAGAATACCGATGCCCGTATTGCGGCAGTGAGTATGTGGGAAAGGCGGAAGAATAATGCTGAAATCTTTTGACGAGTTGATACAGGTGGATGTAAAGCCGTTTTGCGATTTACGCGACGCGAAAGACGAGAAGGGTAATGTTATCAAGGTCCCTTATTTGAGCTGGGCAAAGTGCGCCAAGTTGCTCCACGAAAACGGAGCATCCAGCGTGTGGTATGCCCCTCGGAGGTGCCCGGAAACAAATACATACCTTTGGCCGCAGGCAAAAATTACTACCAGTAAAGGAAGGACTACAGAATGCTGGTTTGTGTCCGTTGAAATCCACATTGACGATTTGGAGTTTTCCTACGACATGCCCCTGTTGAACGGATCCCTTGTGGTATATGAGGATACGTTGAACCAGCTTCGCATAAACAACGCGCTGGCGAGAGCTTTCGTTAAGGGCGTTGCCGTTCGCACCGGACTTGGGTTTGACCTTTGGGCAGAAGGTGACGGAGACGATGGGGAGGACGATTTGAGCCGTCACAGTATCTTTGCCATAAAGGAGAGACTGGAAAGGCTAATTACCATGAAAGAACGAAACGGGCTTGACCACAACGACCTGCTTCGGGGCCTTGGGATCAACGAAAAACAGCTTGTGCAGTTGATGGGCTATTTTGCAAAGCTGGACGCGCTTGAAAAGGCTGTGAGTAAGCTATGATACGAAACCACGACAGAAGCGGGTGGTTTGGCGCAAGCGACACCGCCACCATCATGGGTAACTGGAATACAGATACGTTTCGAAGATGGTGGCTGGTGAAGCTGGGGGTCAGGAAGGACAGGTTTATTACGCCGGCAATGCAGTGTGGCACGGCTTACGAGCACAAGATACTTGATGCGCTGCGTGTAAAGAAACGAGACAGGCAGGTACGCATTCGTTCGCTACGTTTGCGCGTGAACTATGATGGGGAAAGCAGACAACTTATTACCGAAGTGAAAACGCACAGCAAACTTGTGTTCAAGGTTACGAAAGCGTATTGGCAGCAGTGTCAGGTGGAGATGTTTGCCAGCGGATGCGGAGTGTTCCGAAAGAGAAAATTTTGCAGGATCGTGGCATACCGCGTTACAGAAGACGAATTGTTTAATTTTTTCCTGCCAATAGACGAAAACAGGTTGACACAGCACAATGTTGATTATGACGCGGAGTGGGTCGAGGGGTGTTACCTACCTCGCCTCAGGTATTTGGCAAAATGCCTAAGCACAGGGCATTGGCCGAAGGAGGAAGAATTATGCAGCAGGTGACAGTCGATGGCGCACGGTGGCAGCAGGACAGTGATGGCGCGTGGCTGGCGCTTCGTGTGAAGTCGCCGCAGACCGCGATGGACGTGTGCGACGCCATGAAGCCTGACAAGGAGTACAACGTGACTATCAAGGGCAAAGGCCGGAGCCTGGATGCCAACGCTTATTGCTGGGTGCTGCTGGACAGGCTGGCGGCGCACTACGGCATCTCCAAGCAAGAGGTGTACCGGCAGGAGATACGGAACATCGGAGGCGTGAGCGAGGTGCTGTGCCTGCGGGAAAAGGCGGCAGAGCCGTTTTGCAGGGCATGGGAGCGGAACGGGATCGGCTGGATGGCAGAGACGTTCCCCAGCAAGCTCAAGGGCTGCGTGACCGTGACAGTATGGTACGGCAGCAGTACCTACGACACGGAGCAGATGTCGCGCCTGATAGACGCCGTCGTGGAGGATTGTAAGGCGGTAGGTATTGAGACGATGACGCCGGAAGAGCTGGACGCGCTGGTGAACCGGTGGGGAGAGGTGAGCGCATGAACAAGCTGCACATACAGCCCTGCTGGACGTGCAGGAAGTGCTACGGCGACTGCAGCTGGTCGAGGAAAGACCCGGAGCCGGTGCCAGGATGGGACGCTACGCCTACGGTGAAGAAAAAAGGAGAACGCAAGGCGGGCATCATGCGCAGCTACGCCATTCACAGCTGCCCGGAATACGAGTGGGACGGGACGGAGGAAGCGCATGGAGGGTAAGAGATGCTGGCGCTGTGGTGCTAACGGTGCGACAGATCCGCTGGACAGACACCACATTTTTGGAGCTTATAACCGCGGGAAAAGCGAGAAGTACGGCCTGGTGGTGTATTTGTGCCACAACAAATGCCACATCTTTGGTGAAAAGGCAGTTCACAACAATGCAGAGACAATGTTGAAGCTTCACCGTTTTGGACAGGTAAAGGCCATGCAGGAGCAGGGCTGGACGGAAGATGACTTCCGCAGAGAATTTGGGAAATCATATTTGTAAGGAGATTTGACATGATAAACAGAACGATTTTGCAGGGACGGCTCTGTGCGGATCCTGAGATGCGGAGAACCAACAACGGTACGGCGGTGTGCAGCTTCCGCGTGGCGTGGAGCGAGACGGTGAAAGACCGGGAGACAAAGCTGTTTCTGAACTGCGTGGCGTGGCAGGGCACGGCAGAGATGATCTGCAAATACTTCCGCAAGGGCAAGGAACTGGCGGTAGAGGGCAGACTGTCTACCCGCGAATACGACGACAGGGACGGCAACCGGCGCAGTGTGACGGAGATGACAGTCGATCGTGTCCACTTCTGCGGCAAGAACGAGGACGGACACGGTATGCCGCCCCGGACGGACGGCAAGAGCCAGTTCGTGGAGCTGGACGAGGACGACATGACAGATTTGCCTTTCTAAGGGGGTGACGTGAATGGGCAAAATGCAGGAAGAGATCAAGGCATTGCGGCGGCAGAACATGCATTTGCAGAACGTGGTACAGCGGCAGCGGGAACGGCTGGCAGTCATAGACAAATATAGGCGTGCTCTTGACGCGCATTACGCTGCATGCGCTATACAGTTTGGCGAGAAGCGCGAAGACTGCGACGTGTTATGGGGGTATCACTTGGAGATACCCGCTGAACTTGTGGAGAAAGGCAAGACTTACACAGTAAATTACGGCTTTGATCCAGAGCGGATTATGTACATTATTGGCGCATACCCGAAGGAGTGAGACCTATGGGAAAGTGCTACGTGAAAGCCTACTATGACTGGATAGAGCAGACAGCGGCGCTGTCCGATGCAGAGCGAGGCCGTCTTTTTATCGCCATTCTGGAGTACGCAAGAACAGGCATCCCGCCGGAGTTGGAGGGTGCGGAAAGCATACTGTTTCCGGTGTTCCGGACGATGCTGGACAGGGACGATGATCTTTCCGCTGAACGGTCAAGGAACGGGGCGAAAGGTGGCAAGCAAACGCAAGCAAGCGCAAGCAAAATCAAGCAAACCGAAGCAAACGCAAATGACCCCAAGCCTACTAAGACAAAGAAAGAAGACAAAGACAAAGACAAAGACTTATTCCCACCTGACGGTGGGAGTACGCGCGCGAAGCGCTTTACCCCACCCACACTGGCAGAGGTTCAGTCCTACGTGGCTGAACGCCATTCGGCGGTAGATCCGCAGGGCTTTATCGACTTCTACGAAACGAAGGGCTGGATGGTTGGCAAGACCCCCATGAAAGACTGGAAAGCGGCTTGCCGAAATGCTGAGAAGTGGGAACGGTGGGGTCATGCCCCTGCTGCACCTGTCGGCAAAACCGACGGTGCACGTGATGCCTGGATGGGCAAGTACATCAAGGGGGCGAAGCCATGAACGCTGGCATCTGGAAGATCGCCACGGCGAAGCTGTGCGGACAGTGCATCCGGGACATGGAGGACGAGTACATCTTCGCCCCCAGATGGCGGCGGACGCTGGGCGGAAAATGCGAACGCTGCGGAGAAAACCGCGTCGTCCATGAGGTGCGGTACACGATGAACAAACGAGGGCTGGAGAAAAGAGGGAAACTGAATGGGCCTGATGAGTAACGACCTGGCGCGGCTTAGTCTTGCGGCGCAGAAGCAGGTCATGGAGAAGATGCGGAAACCGGGGAAGTACAAGGCGCAGAAGACAAAGCGCGGGAAGCTGACCTTCGACAGCAAGAAGGAGGCGGAGCGCTACGACGCGCTGATGCTGCTGCAAAAGGCCGGTGAGATACAGGGGCTGAAATTACAGGTGCGGTACTGCTTGCAAGAGGCGTACACGACGTTTGAGGGCGACCGCGTGAAAAGTATCGACTACATCGCGGACTTCGTGTACGAGCGCAGAACGGCTCCTGACAGCTACGGACAGCGGTACTGGCTGCCGGTGGTGGAGGACGTGAAGGGGATGCGTACCCGCGAGTATGCCATGAAAGCAAAGCTGTTCCGCAGTAGGTACGGGTTTGCCATCCGGGAGGTGTGACGTGGGCAAGCAGCATTTAAGCAGGGACGACCGCATCTTTATGCGTGGCAAGCTGCAAGGCACACGGGAGAACATGGACATGGTGGCAATGGTGCTGATGGACAAGTGCGGCTGGCACGTCCAAGAGGAGACAGCGGACAGCCGGGACACCAACAGCATCGCGTATCTGTACGAGTGCCTGGAGAAGCTGGCGGCAGACCGCAAGGCGCTTATCAACGAGCTGTGCCAATACTGCGGGAAGTACAAACAAGCACACGAGGGCGCCTGTGACGGGTGCAAATGGAGGGAAATGTGATGGCAGTGGTGGATATTTTTACTACCGACAAGAAATATAACGTTATTTATGCCGATCCGCCGTGGCAGTTCAGCAGCAAAGAGGTGCAGCGATACAATGGAAACAGGTTTAGACCTCTTGAAACGGTATATGGGACAGAAAAGGCTTCCGTCATGGAGACTTGGGACGTTAAACGCATTGCGGAGAAAGACGCAGCACTGTTTATGTGGTCTACGGACGCGCACCTTGAGGAGGCTATACGACTTATGAAAGCATGGGGGTTCAAGTATGTGACAGTGGCTTTCGTCTGGTCAAAAAAGACCAAGAACGGCAAGCAAGTGTCTACGCTTGGGGCATGGACAATGAAGAATTGCGAACTTTGCCTGCTTGGGACGAGGGGCGGGATGCTCAAGAACAAACGATCCAATTCTGTACGCCAGTTAGTAGAAGCCGAAAGAACAGAACACAGCAAGAAGCCCGATTGCGTCAGAACCCTCATCATGGAATTGTTTGGAGATATACCCCGCATTGAACTGTTTGCCCGCCAACAGGCGGACGGCTGGGACTGCTGGGGGAACGAAGTGGAGGAGAAGTAAATGGACGCTGTGAAGTTTATCGAGGAGCACAGGAGAATGTATAAGGTTACTGGGAAGCACTTGCCTACTTTGGCCGGGGGGATTCCTGCCGAGGATGTTGTAAAAGAAGTAGAGGAATGGGCTGCTGCACACCCGCGAAAGACGCGAAAGAGCGTTTTTCTGGAGCGGTATCCTAATGCCCAAGTTGTCGCTGACACTGACATACCTTGTGTATACCCGTGCGATATAGAACAGGGTATGAAGGACGTTAACTACTGTGAGAGCCTATCTTGTTATGACTGCCGCCGCGAGTTCTGGATGCAGGAGGTGGAGTGATGGAAAATCTGTTGCAAAACATCGCCAGCGGGCTGTGGATCGTGTTGGGCGTGTATTGTTTCTTCGGACTGAGGAAGTGGAACAAGCGGTTCAGTGAGCTGTATGACGAACTGAAAGGGGAGATGAAGTGATGGCGGTAAAGAGAGATTGTGACCGCTGCGGTAGAGAAATCAATCGGATCAATGACACAATCTATGCAGGTATGCATAGTGTTAAGACCGCAAGAAACGACAGAGAATATGAGCTGTGCGCTGCGTGTGCGTGTGAGCTGCGGAGGTGGTTTGACGGAGAGAAAGCTCACGGTGCGGAATGAAGATATACGAAAATCCGTGGGTGAGTCGAGAAAGCTATTTCGTCAAAACCGGCGCGGCGAAATCGGCAAAAATGGAAGCGGCGAAAAGCACTGGCTATTCCGTTGACTTCTGGGATGGCAAATGGAAGGTACGCAAAGCAACGTACTATAACAAATCTTTGGCTGAGATGCCTGTGGTGTGCGAGAACAAAGTGAGCATACAGGCGGTCATCGGAAAGGCTGTATTGGACGCGGTGCATGGATTTGCCGGGGGCGGAAAGTCGGATGGAGAGGAAACGCCGCAGGCGGGGTGGCTTCCGGTATACGAGAGCGAGATAACCGGGTGGGACCCCGCGCTTGCAGGGCGCGATCCAATCGGCGGCTACGCTTGCTCGAAGTGCGGTTATGAGGCGGTGTATAGCTGCAACGATGAATACGTTTTGTCGGATTATTGCCCCGGATGTGGGGCGCGAATGGCCGGAGGGGCGGAGTGATGGGAGAGCACAAGCACAACCCCACGGCCACCGCCGCGAAGAACGGCGAACTGCCGCCGAAGAAGAAGCCGATGGGCACGGCGGATAGCCGGGAGTGGGTGTACGCATGGATGCGGAAGCACACGCCGTTGGGCATTATGGAACAGGAGATAAGGAGGAATTGTGATGGCGGAATATATTAAAAGATCGGCAGTGTTTGAACAGTTCGACAATGCCGATGCGGATGTGTGCGAAACAGATGACTTCGGTGGCGTTGATTATGGGTTTGGCATGAAGAACATCAAGGAACTCATAAATGCCATCCCTGCAGACGATGTGGCAGAGGTGGTGCGGTGCAAAGACTGTTACCAATCGGCGGTGATCGATGATGTTTTTACTGCACATATTGGGGAAAGAACACGGACGAAAACGGATATTGCCACGAGGGAGGATAAGCCAATGGCTGAATACATCGAGCGCGAGGTGTGTCTGTCAATTTTGCGTGCAAAAGCAAACATGGCGGTTTTAATGGACGCTGCTCCGTATTTTGAAAAAGCGGCGCAGATGCTGGAGAAACTGCCCGCCGCTGATGTTGCCCCGGTGGTGCATGGGGTGTGGGTGTGTGTGAATAAAATAGACCCTATTAGTGGCTATAGGTGCTCGAAGTGCAGGCGTATAGTGGGGTTTGACCTCACGCCTTATTGCCCTAATTGCGGCGCGAAGATGGACGGAGGTGACAACGATGCGGCTGATTGACGCTGATCAAATGGCCGTGGACGAATTCGAGGCCTATATGTCTGCACAGGTGCAGATTACAGACGATTTAAAATGGCTTGTAAACTTTGCCGCACACAGCAAAATTCAGAAGCTCATAGCCGATACGCCCACCGTTGATGCAGGGCCGGTGGTACGCTGCAAGGACTGCAAGCACTACGACATGGGCGTATGCCTGAAAATCTACTCGGACGGCAACGTACATCCAGAGGCGTGGCAGAGCCGCAGGCCGGACGACTTCTGTTCCTACGGCGAACGAAAGGACGGGTAGATGCAGAAGGGTGACACGATCCGGGCGCGGTTTATGACGCTGCCGAGCGAGTACCCCGGCTCCGGTGCCAACGATGAAAAGCGGTTTCCTGTCCGCAAGGGTACAGTGGTGTATGTGCATCCGAAGGGGCGGTACATCGTGGCGGAGTGCAGCGGAGTGCGGGAGACATTCTTCCCGGAGGAGGTGCTGACATGAGCGAGTTCCCGGAACGGCTGAGAAAGCTGCGGGAGAGAAAGAGACTGAAGCGGTATGTGCTGTCGGAGCGCTGCGGGCTGAACTCGGACGCCATACGCCGGTATGAGCTGGGCACGGCGAAGCCGACGATGGATGCGCTGAAGAGTATAGCGGATGAATTCGGCGTGTCGGTGGACTATCTGATGGGCAGGACGGACTCTCCCTGCGTGGTAGATATTGCCGAAAAATAAATTTTGAAAATTCCACTTAAAAGTGGAAAAATTGAAAAAACGCACTTTATCATGGGAGATGCAGGGGCAAACTCTGCATCTCCATTCTTTTTCTTTTCCCCCTTCTTTTCCTGATGGGCGGGGCTTCGGCTCCGCCCGGAGGGAGCAATATGCCGCAGGCCGATGCCACCCCACATTTCGGGGAACGAGAGGCCGCACCTCTCATGCGGCAACAGATGGCAAGCCCCATGCGGGCAGACGGACGTCAAGTATCTGATGCGCTGGCAGACCGCTGCAAGGGATGCGTCCCAAATAGTCTGCTTACATAAAACAGGACTTCCCGCACCTCTTAAAAATGTGACCCAGGGGAGACATGGAATACAGGCGAGGCGAAAGCCGGGGAAGGACGCGGCAATGACAAAGGTCAGTGGTGGGAGGCCGCTGCGTCAGGAAAGGAAGACTTATGGTTATCCATAACAAACCGATTGCAGATATTATTCCGTATGCATCCAACGCAAAAAAGCATGATAAGCGGCAAATCAACAACGTTGCGGAGAGCATCAAGCAGTACGGCTTTGTTCAGCCGATTGTGATTGATCGCGACGGCGTGATTGTAATCGGCCACTGCCGCGCTATGGCGGCAAAGAAGCTGGGCATGGAAGAAGTGCCGTGCGTCTGTGTGGATGATCTGACACCGGAGCAGGTAAACGCCCTGCGTCTGGTGGACAACAAGAGCAACGAGAGCGATTGGGACTTTGACCTGCTGGCTGATGAACTGCCTGGGCTGGATTTGTCGGCGTTTGACTTTGATTGGGGGCTGCGTGATGAACTCGACACGTCAGTTGTAGAGGACAACTACGATCCTGTTTTACCAGCAGAGCCGAAGAGCAAACTTGGCGATGTGTACCAGCTTGGAGACCATCGCCTTATGTGCGGAGATAGCACGTCTTTGACAGACGTACAGAAGCTCGTGGGGGGGGCACAAATGGATTTGCTGCTCACAGACCCTCCGTACAATGTGGACTATCAGGGCACCGCCGGGAAGATTAAGAACGACAATATGGAGGATACGGCATTTAGACGGTTCCTGACGGACGCGTTTTCCAATGCGGCGATGGTTATGAAACCCGGCGCTCCATTTTACATTTGGCACGCAGACAGCGAGGGGTATAACTTCCGAGGCGCGTGCAGAGATGCGATGCTGCGTGTCCGGCAGTGCCTGATCTGGGTGAAGAACTCCCTTGTGATGGGGAGACAGGATTTCCAGTGGAAACATGAGCCTTGCCTGTATGGCGAGAGCGAGATTGAAGAAGAAGCACACGAACCTTGCCTGTACGGCTGGACGGAAGGGAAGAAGCATTATTTCTTCAAGAACCGCAGGCAGACAACCGTGTTGAATTTTGATAAGCCTGTCAAATCTGCGGAGCATCCGACCATGAAACCGATTAAGCTGTTTGATTACCAGATGCAGTGCTCAAGTAAGCCGGGTGAGAATGTGCTTGACCTGTTCGCTGGGTCCGGCACGACGATTATGGCAGCGGAGCAGAATGGCAGACACGCTTTCTGCATGGAGTATGATCCGAAGTATGCCGATGTCATTGTTGACCGGTGGGAGAAGTTTACGGGGAAGAAAGCGGTGCTTTTGAATGACGATTGAAGAAGCACAGGCGATTATTGCCAAAACCAGCAGCCCGAATTTGAAGCGGGACATGGAGAAGTTTATTAAACGCCAGCAGAGAAAGGAGGGCGCGTATGGCAAGGCCAAGAAAGGAAATAGACCAGAAGCAGTTCGAAAACCTCTGCGGCCTGCAATGCACGCTTGAAGAAATCTGCGGTTGGTTTGATGTGACCGATAAAACATTGGACAGCTGGTGTAAACGCACCTATCATGCCAGTTTTTCCGAGGTATTTAAGCAAAAGCGCGGAGCTGGGAAAATTTCACTGCGTCGGAGCCAGTGGCAGCTTGCGGCAAAGAACGCAAGCATGGCTATTTGGCTGGGGAAACAGTACCTTGGGCAGCGTGATATTGTTGAGCTGGGTTTGCCGACGGACAACACAAAGGATGACGCATTGAGCGTGAGCCTGCGTGAAATGGCAGAAGGGTTGGAGAGCGATGATTAGCCCGAAGCAGCAGAAGATCCTTGCTTTCCCCTATTCCAAGTATGACGCGCTGATCTGCGACGGCGCTGTGCGTTCCGGCAAGACCTCCATCATGATGTGGGCGTTCGTCCGCTGGGCGATGGAGAATTTCAGCGGTCAGCGCTTCGGTGTGTGTGGCCGCACGGTGGACAGCTGCACCAAGAACATCATCGTTCCGTTCACGGCGATGAGCCTTGCAAAGGAGCGCTATATTATCCGCTGGCGGCGCGGCGACAAGGTGATGGAAGTGCGGCGCGGCGCCGTGACGAATTACTTTGAGGTGTTCGGCGGCAAGGACGAGGCCAGCTATACGCTGATTCAAGGCCGCACGCTGGCGGGTGTGCTGCTGGACGAGGTGGTGCTGATGCCGCGCTCGTTTGTGGAACAGGCGCTTGCACGTTGTTCCGTTGACGGTGCGCGGTTGTGGTTCTCCTGTAACCCCGGCAGCCCGCATCACTGGTTCTATCAGGAGTGGATTAAGCGACACCGCGAACGGAATACGCTATATCTTCACTTCGAGATGACAGATAACCCCGGCTTGAGTGCGAGAACGCTTGAGCGCTACGCAAATATGTATGCCGGTATTTTCTATGCCCGCTATGTTCGCGGCTTGTGGGTGGCGGCGGAGGGAGTGGTATATAAGGATTTCGCCAATAACACGGAGAAGTATCTAATTGACGAGCCTCTAAAATGGGCAGAAGAAAACGGAACAATGTTTACCGTTATTTCTATTGGCGTTGACTTCGGCGGCACAAAGTCTGCGACAAAGTTTCAGGCAACCGGGATTACAAAGGACTTTCGCGTTGTTGCGTTGGAAGAGGAATACATCAAAAACGAGGAGATTGACCCTGATGCCCTGAATCGGCGGTTTGCCACATTTTGCCAGATGGTGACGGTTAAGTATGGATACAGCCAAACAAGAGCGGATAGCGCGGAAACAGTATTGATTCGTGGGTTAGATCATACCGCGCAGAAGATGCACCTCGGCACGCAGGTTAAGAACGCGCTGAAAATGCAAATCACTGATCGCATCCGGTTGGTGGTACTGCTGATGAAGCAGGGCCGCTTTAAGGTTTCGCGGAGCTGCCCGCATCTGATCGACGCACTGCAAACCGCAATTTATGATCCTGATAAGTTTGAGGACGAGCGCCTTGACGATGGAACGTCCGATATTGATAGTTTGGACGCATTTGAGTACAGCATAGAGCCTTATTACAAAGACCTGGAACGTGCCGGTCATATGATGGGACGGTGAAAGAGTGAATATTCGCAGAGCATTAAAGGAATTAGGCTTTGATACGGTCGATAGTAAGTTTTACTCGCTGATTGATGTATGGAAATCATGGTATGACGGCGATGTAAAAGACTTCCACAGTTATACGGTGTGGAATGGCATCGAAGAACTGGAATGCCACAGGTATTCCGTCAACATGGGCAAGAAAGTCTGCGAGGACTGGGCAAACCTGCTGATGAATGAGCGTGTGAATATCACGCTTGAGGGAAAGAAGGAGCAGGAATTTGTAGATGCGGTTCTTGCTGATAATAACTGGGAAGTAAAATCCAATGAATTGCAGGAGCGGAAATCCGCTGTTGGTACCGTTGCTTATGTTCCAATCATGGAGGATATGAGCGTTGACCCTGATACAGCAGAGATCGCTAACCCCGGAAGAATTCACATCAACTATGTAACCGCTGCAAACATCTACCCGCTGACGTGGGACAATGGCATTATTCGGGAGTGCGCTTTCGCATGGACAAAACGAGTTGATGATGCGGAATACACCTACATTCAGGTGCATCGGCTGAACGGCGGCGAATACGACATTGAAAACCACCTGTACGACGCGGAGGAAGTGCCGCTAACAAGTGTGCGGGGCTTTGAAGCAATCCCCCCTGTTGTCCGCACAGGAAGCGCCAAGCCGCAGTTTGTCATTGACCGCCTGAACATTGCAAACTCTGATGAAGATAACCCTATGGGCGTTGCAGTGTTCGCTTCCGCCATCGACCAGCTCAAAAGCGTTGATATTACATACGATAGTTATGTGAATGAGTTTGTGCTGGGGAAAAAGCGCATCGTGGTACAGCCGGAAGCAACCAAGGACATCAATGGTAGGCCAGTCTTTGATAAGCGCGAAACGGTTTACTACGTTCTACCGGAAGATCGCGCATCTGATGGAAACATTTTGCAGCAGGTCGATATGACGCTGCGCACAGCAGAGTTTAACACCGGTATGCAAGATATGCTCAACGTATTGTCGAGTAAATGCGGCTTTGGCGAGAATCATTACAAATTCGATCAGACAAGCATTGCCACGGCTACGCAGGTCATCAGCGAAAACAGCACTATGTTCCGCACAATCAAGAAGCATGAAATTCTGCTCGAGCAAGCAATCACGGAGCTGTGTCGCATCCTGCTTCGATTGGGCAATCGCTACATGGACGCAGGACTTGATGAGGAAGTCGAAATTTCCATTGACTTTGATGACAGCATCATTGAGGACAAGCAGACCGACTTTTCTCGTGATATGCAGCTCCTCAGCGCGGGCATTATGAACGACTGGGAGTTCCGCATGAAGTGGATGAACGAGGACGAGGCGACCGCAAAGGCGGCGCTGCCGAAGATGCAGGACATGACGACCGAAGGACAACAGGAGGTAGAGTAATGGGCGGCAGAGGTGGAGCTGGTGGCGGAACTGCCACTACGAAGAATAATGTTCGCACAGTGCAAGGCGTTTCTGTTGGTTCTCGCCTTTTTGCCAGAGAAAATGATGTTGCAAAACTCTCACAGAATACTATCTGGATTGAAAACACGAGCACGCCGCACGCTGTTTTGAAAAACAGTCAAGGAACAGTTCAAGTGCAAGGTAATAAAAAGGACAAATACGGCATCCTCGAAAATGTGAATACCGCCGTTGTGCATCTCAGCGGCGTTGACCGAAGCACACCAACAAGGGAAGTCACCAAATTAAACAAGCAACTTAACGAAATACGCTCAAGGGGTTTTGATGTCCAAAGAATTAGTGTGGGCGAATATGAAAGCGTTGCTTACATAAAACGAAAGCTATTCACAAGGGCTTTTTAACAATTTTCAATGATAAACTTTGAAAATTTGGACAAGTTCATGTTCCCAGGGGTCGGAAAGTACGGTATCCCGCAGATTGAGCCGGTCAAAGATTACCCCTATGGCGAGTTTATCCCCGTAAATTACCATTACACGGCGAAAGACACGAAAAGCAAGATCGTGCATTTCTTCGTGGACGATTATCAATTCATTCGGTATTGGAACACGCCTGACAAGTACATTCCGCAACTGTCGTAGTTTGCGGCAGTGTGCGCGCCGGACTTCTCCACTTACACGGATATGCCGCTGGCGATGCAGATATACAACCACTATCGCAAGCACTGGCTGGCGGCATACTGGCAAATGCACGGCATGACGGTCTATCCAACGATCTCATGGAGCGACGAGAGCAGTTACGATTGGTGCTTTGATGGCGAGCCTGTCGGCGGAATAGTTGCAGTTAGCTCGGTAGGCACACAGCAGAACAAGGAAAGCAAGCGGCTCTTCCTGCGCGGTTACGAAGAAATGATGAAACGTCTTTCACCGGAATGGGTGATATTCTACGGGCAAGTGCCGGAAGAATGCGATTGGAATGTAATTCGCGTAAAACCGCACTATGATGATATTGTGAAACGGAGGAAAGCAAATGAAATATCCGTTTCGGCCGGAAGTCCTTGACGCGCTCCCAGAAGAACTGGCAGAGCTGTTCCGTGCGCTTGAAATCACGCTGCTGGAAGAGATCTGCTCCCGGCTGAAAGCTGCGGATGAACTGAACGAGGTTACGGTGCAGGACATCAAGGCGCTGCGGGCACATGGCATCAATCTGAAAGAGATTGAAAAGGCCATACGCCAGACCACCGGCATCAGCGAAAAAAAGCTGAATGAGCTGATAGACGATGTGGTGAAGCGCAACCAAAAGTATTACACCGAGGTCATAGACCTTGCCCGTGTAACACAGCCTGACGTGCTGGTGAATGCGACCACCATTGACGCAATCAGACGGCAAACGCAGGACGTGTTCCGAAACATCACCGCTTCGATGGGATTTTTGGTAGACGCAGGGCGGACGATGCTGCCCCCCGCAAAGGCGTACCAGTGGGCTTTAGATGCTGCTACGTTGAAAGTAGAAAGCGGGGCTATCTCTTATGGGCAAGCCATCAAAGACGCAGTTAGGCAGCTTGCAAGCGGTGGCCTGCGCGTGATTGACTATGAGAGCGGACACCGTGACCATGTAGACGTAGCTGCCCGCCGTGCAGTAATGACAGGCGTATCGCAGTTGTGCGGTAAGTACACGGAGCAAGCGGCGGAATACCTGAAAACGCCGTATTATGAAGTGTCTGCCCACGCCGGGGCGCGTGATGTACCAGGGCAGTCGCCGTGGGCATCGCACAAGGGGTGGCAAGGCAAAGTGTATTCCACCCGCAGCGGCGACATCTACCCGAATATCTACGAGGTGTGCGGGCTGGGGGCTGTGGATGGGTTGGAAGGAGTCAACTGCCGTCACCGCCGCAACGTTTGGGTTGAGGGCGTAAGTGAGCGCACTTACACAGACAAACAGCTTGCCCACATTGACGGTGGTCTTGGCTGTACGTTTGAGGGCAAGACCTATACGGCATACGAAGCCACGCAGGAGCAGCGCAAGGTGGAGCGCACCATACGCAAGCTCAAGCGTGAGAAAACAGCGTACAACGCCGCAGGGCTGACAGACGAAGAACAGGCCGTAAATATCAAACTACGACGCCTGAACGCAAAGTACAAAGCGTTCAGCAAGGCGGCGGGGCTGCCGGAGCAGCGGGAAAGGATGAAGGTTCTGTATGAGAATTAAAGCAAGAAGTTACGAAGGAATTGTGCTTGAACTTGACGGAGATGTGCGAGTGATGCGTGATTACACCCGCGAGATTGCACGCGTGATCAAGTATCAGGTTGTAATTCTGTGTGATGATGGCGCAAAAGTTGAGCTTACAGATGTAGCCCCAAAAGAAATTGAGGTAGTCAATGAGCCGTGATGAAATGGTACAGGCTATTGAAGCCATCTTGAAGCGCGGCAACAACGCAGAAGTGCGGCGAAAGGGCGACGGCGTTATCGTGCTGGAAGTCCAAAAGAAAATCAAATATCAATCCTCGGTGTAATCGGGCACCGGGAAGGGCAATAGGAGCCAACTACCGAGTTTTCCTCGGTGGTTGGCTCTTTTGTTTTAAGTAAAACCCGCGAAGCACAGCGGTTTTTATACAACGTTCGCCCCCGAAGAATTGGGGCCAAAGAAAAGGAGAACGAATAACATGGCGAAATTTACGAGAGCGGAAATCAGAAATATTCTCGGCGACGCTTGCACAGAAGAGATCGAAAATCGCTTGGTTGCGCTGCATCTGGGCGTGGTCGACCCCCTCAAGGACGATCTCACGAAGTACAAGGCGGACGCGGAGAAGCTGCCAAGCGTCCAGAAGCAGTTGGACGACCTCAAGGCGGCAGGTGACGGCGGTTATAAGGAGAAGTACGAGAAGGAACACTCGGCTTTTGAAGCCTTTAAGACCGACATCACAGAAAAGGAAAGCAAGGCGGCAAAGGAAAAGGCTGTCCGTGCTTACTTTGAGAGCAAAAACATCACCGGCGCGAATCTCGACCTTGCTATGCGAGGCTGCGGCGAGGAAATGGCCGCATTGGAGCTGGACGGGGAAAAAATCAAGGACACCAAGTCTCTTGATGCACTCGTAGACGGCACTTACAAGGGGCTTGTCTCCAAGCAGACCGTTCGCGTCGACACTGGTGCGCGCTTTAACGGTGGCGGGAAGCCGATGACAAAGGACGAGATCATGCAAATCACTGACAGAGCGGAGCGGCGCGCTGCAATCGCCGCAAATATGGATTTGTTTAGAAAGGAAGAATAAAAATGGCTGCTGATCCTAAGCTCATTAAGAAAGCTGACCTCGCGCGTGTGCGCGAAATCGAATTTACCGAAATGTTTGGCTATTCCATCAAGAAGCTGATGGAGGCTCTGGGCGTTACCCGAAAGATTTCCAAGCAGGCGGGCACTGTGCTCAAGAGCTACAAGGCCACTGGCACGCTGGAGAGCGGCGCTGTTGCTGAGGGTGAGACCATTCCCCTCAGCAAGTACAAGACCGAAGCCGTGAACTACAAGGAGATTACGCTCAAGAAGTGGCGCAAGGCCACCTCCGCCGAAGCAATCACCGATCGCGGCTACGATCAGGCGGTAGAAATGACCACCGACGAAATGCTCAAGGACGTCCAGAAGGGTATTCGTAAAGACTTTTTCAACTTCCTCGCAACCGGCACGGGCACGGCGTCCGGCGCGACCTTCCAGGCGACCTTGGCTCAGGCATGGGGCCAGCTGCAGGTGCTGTTTGAAGATGACGAAATCGGTGCGGTGTATTTCCTGAACCCGCTGGATGTTGCTGACTACCTCGCAAGCGCAAACATTACCTTGCAGACCGCGTTCGGAATGACTTACGTTGAGAACTTCCTCGGCCTTGGCACCGTGATTCTCAATTCCAGCGTTCCCAAGGGCAAGATTTACGCCACCGCCAAGGACAACATTGTCCTGTACTACATTCCTGTGAACGGCGCTGATCTTGGCGAGGTGTTCGATTTCACCACCGATGCCACCGGCTATATCGGTATCCATGAGGAGCCCGATTACACCAACATGACCGCATCTGACACCGTTATCAACGGCATGGCTCTTTTCGCTGAGCGTATCGACGGTGTGGTGGTCGGCTCCATCACTCCGGCGGTGGGGGGCTAACTGAACTGCTGAATAAGCCTGACCCTGACATCACCGTTTTCACCGACATGACAAAAGCACAAATGCTTAAGTATGCCGATGAAAACGGGGTGGAAGGGGTCAGCAGTTCGATGAAAAAGGCTGAAATTCTCGCAGTTTTGGAAGGAGCTGGCTCACATGACATACGCTGATTACGATTATTACTCCGGGACCTATTTGGGCACCGTGAGCGAGGAGGATTTTCCGCGTCTGGCTGTCCGGGCCAGCTCCTTCCTCGATTACTACACGCAGAACCGGGCAAAAGATAACGCTGATATGGACGCTGTAAAAATGTGCTGCTGTGCACTTGTGGACAAGTATCAGCTGATCGAAGCCGCGCAGCAGCTTGCCGCAACCAAACTGACGAACGCGGCGACCGGCGATGACGTGAAAAGCGAAACGGTAGGCGGGTACTCCCGGACGCTGGCCAGTGGTGGCGAAGCTGCCGCATCCGCACTAAGCGCTACGGACGGTGCGAAGAAACTGCTGGCGGCGACCTGTAACGAGTATCTGGCACATACCGGTCTGCTGTATCGGGGAGGGGGGTGCTGTGGTTGTACGCGCCCCACACTATAACGGTCTACAACGCCGTGCAGGAGACTGACCCGGCGACTTTTGAGGAAATCACAAAGCTGTATGTGACCATTCTGCGCGGCGTTATGCTGCAAGCCAGCAAGGCGGTAAACGTGCGTGAAAGCGGACTTGAGAGCGCGGACGCGGTAAACTTGTACATTCCGTTCTCTGTGGAAGCGGTGGACGGTACGACAGGCAAGGCCAAAACTTACGCGCCCCCGCAGGCGTTTCTTGCGGCGGCGGACAAGTCCGGGCTGTGGACGCTGTCTGTGAACGGTAACGGCGGGCTGACGTTCTTTGTAAAAGGCGAGTTTGTCACAGACAAAGAGGACGTGGCTATGGCACAGGACGGCTGCTACAACGTGACCAAAGTAGACGAGAAAGATTTTGGCAGCGTGGGCATGAGACACTTTGAAGTCGGAGGGGCATAAGATGTCGCTCAAGTTCTCTGTTGACATGTCCGGCATGGACGAGGTAAAGCGGCAGCTTGCAAGGGCCTGTGGCCGTGCTGAAAGCGTTTTAGCGCAACAGGTGATGAAAGATACCATCCCCTTTGTGCCTGCGCTTACAGGTTCTCTGACGCAGAGAACGCGGGTGGTCGGTAACGAGGTCATTTATCCCGGCCCATACGCCCGTTTCCTGTACTACGGTAAGGTGATGGTAGACCCGGCGACCGGCAGCACATACGCCCCAAAGGGCGGGCACAAGGTGGTCACAGACCGAAATCTTGTATTTAACACAACAATGCATCCGCAGGCACAGGCGCACTGGTTTGACGCTTCCAAAGCGCAGAACATGGAGGAGTGGGTGCGGGTGGCAGATAAGGCGGTGAAGAAATTTGGAAAAGATTAAAAAGGCCGTGTCAGCGGCGGAAGAGGATCAGGTATCGCGCAAGCTGCTTGTGTGGCTGAACACATACCCGGAGCTGCCGGTCGACCTTATTCGCTTTGAGTTTCTTCCCGCCGACACTTCCTCTATGGCGATGTCGACCATTCAGGCGGCGTACATCGTGCGGAAGTATATCACCGGCGGTTATGTGGCGGAGTATCAGTTCAAGATAATCTACCGAGTGAAGCCGGGGAACAGCAACGACAAACGGCTCAAGGCTGACGAACTGTTGAACGCTATCGGGGATTGGGCAAATGGTCAGAAGCCCGACATCGGAGATGACAAGCGCGTTATCAGCATGGAGCCGACCACACGATCTTCCCTGTTTGCCATGTATGAAAACGGGGACGAAGATCACCAAATCCTTATGAAACTGAATTACGAGGTGAATGTATAATGGCAGATTTGGAATTCAACACCACGAAGGGCCAGACCATTGACCGCGAACTGCTCATTGCGTACCTGAACACCGGCACCGCTTCCGCCCCTGTGTGGAGCGCTATCGGTAAGCGCGTCGAGGACAGCAGCGAGGAAATGGACTGGAGCACCGACACCAAGCAGGACATTTTGGGCCACACCTTTACGACCATGAAAAAGCCCACCATCACGCAGACTTTTGACCCCATTCCCCTGGACGCGGGCGACGCTGCGGCGGTGAAGATGTGGAACCTGGCCGTCAAAGACCAGGATGCCCAGGCGCTGGCAAATCAGGACATGATGATCGGACACTTCTACGCCACCAGCGGCGAGGCGATGTTTGCGGAGCGCTACGACGCTTGCGCTATTGCCATCACCGGCATCGGCGGCGAGGGCGGCGGCACCCTGAACATCACCAGCGAAATCACCTATGGCGGCACCCGCACTGTGGGCACTGTGAAGAAGGGCAGCAGCGGCGCTATTGAGTTTACTGCGGCCTAAATAAAGGGGCGGGCAACCGCCCCTGTTTTGGAGGGAACACATGAAGGAATTGACAATCACCACCGGCATACAGGAATACCACCTGAATGACAAATGCACGGTGTATTTTAATCCCAGCGATCCGGCGTTTGCAGACAAGCTTTACACAGCGTTTGACGCGCTGAAAAAGAAGCAGGATGCGCGGGACGATAACGTAGAAAAAATGAGCGCCCGCGAAATGTTTGATTGGCTCCGAAATATGGACGCCGAAATGCGCGAGACTATTGACGGGGTGTTTGAGCAGCCGGTGTGTGAGCCGCTGTTTGGCAACGTGAGCGTGTATGCCATCGCGGGCGGTGCGCCGCTGTGGATGAACCTTATGGTTGCCATCATGGACGAGCTGGACGAGGGGATTAAGCGGGAAAAGGCTTTTCACAGTGAGAAGCTTGCAAAGTATACGGCCAAGTACCACAGATGATGTACGACCTTCCGACGAGCCTTGAGGTGTGTGGAACGGAATACCCAATAGAAACGGACTTTCGCGTGATACTGGACATATTCTCGGTGCTGTCTGCTGTGGAACTAACGAGCGAAGAAAAGTGCTTTGGCGTGTTGGGGATGTTTTACCCCGGTTTTTTCACGTTGCCTGGGGAGCATATGGAAGAAGCGATAAAACAGTGCTTTTGGTTTATCAACGGCGGGAATGAGGAAGCGCAAAAAAAATCAACCAAGTTGATGGATTGGGAACAGGACTTCCGCCTGCTTGTCGCTCCAATCAACCGCATAGCGGGGCAAGAGGTGCGGGCGCTGCCGTATCTGCACTGGTGGACGTTCCTTTCGTACTACGGTGAAATCGGCGATTGCTACTTTGCGCAGATCGTGCGTATACGCGATCTGAAAGCAAAAGGAAAGCTGAAAGACAAAGCCGACAGGGAGTTTTACCGCAGAAACCGAGACACTATAGACATTAAGCGCCGGTACTCGGAGGCTGAGGAAGAAGTCATTAAGGGCTGGACGTAAAAAAGCCGCCCCGGAGGGCGGCTGCGTAGCGGTCATTGATTTGCAATAAATGTAATGTCGTTTCCAGACCAAAAATCCGGGGCAAATCTGATTTCAAGCGTTTTCCAATCTGCTGGGACTTCGTAGCCTATTACGCCGGACATCTTTTTCCCTGATGCAACAGTACCGTCCAGCTGACCTTTGTCTGCGGCCAACGTTCCGGTCATGCTCATGTTTGTGGAGTAGTCATCGACATACGCTTCAAAGGACATTATAGAGCTTATGGAAATATCTTTGCTGGATTTGTTCTCAATGGAAAATTCACAAAATAGAAACACGTTTCCGCTGTCTGGTGTGTAAAAACCTTCTCCGCTTGATTGGGTGCAAGACACAAATGTGACTTCAATGTCTTTAAGGGAGACAACGTCACCAACTGCAAATTCCGTTTTCTGCGGAGCAGTTGATCCGTTTCCGCCTTTTACGCCTGTATCCCCAACCTTTTCTGGGGAGTTTCCGCCAAGCGCAGTGCCAATAATGCCGATAGCAATAAACACAGCGATAACGATCAGCACGACCGGCTTTTTCTGTTTGGCCCCGCAGGCGGGGCATACTTTCGCGGATTTTGCAATATCTGCGCCACAGGTCTTACACTTAGTCATTTTATCCATTTTCTTCCGCCCTCCAAGAAGTTTTTTGTGGTTTGTTTATAGTACCACATAAATACCATAAAAGCAAGTAGGTGATTGTATGGCAAACGCGGACGGCTCCGTTATCATCAAGGCCGACATTGACGATAAGCAGGCGCAGAAAGAACTCAATGCGCTGGAAAAGAAAATAGAGGCGCTGCAGGAAAAGCTCACCACCAAGAAATCCGCGCGAGATACTTTGTTTAACCAAGCCAACAACTTAGGCGCACAGCTTGACGAAGCAAAGGCAAAACTGGCGCAGATGAAGGGCGGCGGCGAGTTCTTCACCAGTGATGCTATTAAGCAGCAGGAGGCCGCTGTAGCGTCTATGGAAAAAGAATGGAACGCCATGAATGACAAACTGGACAAGCAGAACGCCGCTATTCGCGAGGGCGAAGCGGAGCTTGACCGAATGAAAGCAAAGGCCGGTGAGTTAAGTAAGCAGCTTGGCAATACCGGGAAGAACGCCGGAAAGATACAAGAGGGGTTAGACAAAGCATCCCAGGGCATGGAGGCGTTCACAAAGCGCGTAAAAATGCTGGCAAAGCGGGCGCTGGTGTTTACCATCATTGCCCGTGCGTTGGCGGCCCTCCGGGATTGGCTGGCAGATGTGGTGGCAGTAAACGGCGAAGCACGGGACGCTATTGCGCAGCTCAAGGGTGCGCTGCTGACGCTGGCACAGCCGCTTGTGCAGATCATCATTCCGGCGTTTACTGCGCTGGTTAAGGTACTGGCTACGGTGGTTTCGTTTATTGCGAATATTGTATCCGCTCTATTCGGAACAACGGCAAAAGAAAGCGCCAATGCGGCAAAGTCCCTGAATGACCAGAAGAACGCATATAAGGGCGTGGGCGGCGCGGCAAAGTCGGCAAGCAAGCAGTTGGCTTCGTTCGACGAAATAAACAAGCTGAACGGTGAAAGCGGCGGCGGGGCTTCGGTTATTCTGCCGGATTTCAGCCAAATCGGAAAGCTGGACTTCCTGGGCAAAATTACCGACCGGCTGAAAAAAATAGGACAGGACATCGCCAACATTTTTAGGGATGTTAAAGCGTTTATCGGCAGCGTGTTTTCCGGGGATTGGGGCGCGGCGCTGGACAGCATCATCGACTTTGTAAACCACGCGCGGGAGCTGCTGGCCGACCTTTTGGACGCGGTAAGCGATATTTTCGGTGACATCATTGATACCATCATCGAAAAGTGCGGGCTGGCCGGTACGCCAGTAGGCGAAATGATAACCGGCATCAAGGGCATCGTACAAGGTGGGCTTGGGCTTATTTCCGGCATTCTGACCGGCGATCTGGAAAAAATGAAACAGTCGGTTATCCAAATGCTTACCGGCGTTAAAACTTTTGTGTTTGGTATTTTGGACTGGTTCAAACTGGGGCTGACAAGTCTGCTGGACTGGCTTGACGAAAAAACAAACGGGCGGTTCCACGAAATCATTGAACTGGCAAAAACCTATGTCAATGATGTTATCGAGGGTGTAAAACAAATCTTTGGCGGCTTGATTGACTTCCTGACCGGCGTATTTACGCTGGATTGGAAAAAAGCGTGGGAAGGTATCAAAGAAATTTTCCGTGGCATCTGGAATACCATTGTCGGTACACTTGAGGCGGCTGTAAATCTTATCATCAAGGGTATCAACTGGCTTATTGACCAGTTAAACAAGATACACTTTGAAATTCCGGATTGGGTCCCGGGTATTGGCGGAAAATCCTTTGGCATAAATATTCCCCATGTGAACGAGCTAAAAATCCCTCGGCTGGCGCAGGGCGCGGTCATTCCTCCGAACCGGGAGTTTATGGCAGTGCTTGGCGATCAGAAGTCTGGGACGAACATTGAAACGCCCCTTGCTACGATGGTGCAGGCGTTCAAACAAGCCCTTGCAGAAAGCGGCTACGGCGGCAGCAATGAAGCCGTGTTGGTGCTGGATAAAGACGTTCTGGGTAAGGTCGTGTACCGGCTGAACAAGGCGGAGGGCACGCGCATCGGCGTTAATCTGTCGGAGGTGCAAGGATGAACTACATCAAACTAAACGGCATCTCTTTTGACGCCGACGTGGCTATCTCCAAGTACAACCGCAACTTTAACGTGCTGGACGGCGAAAATGCAGGGCGTGTAATGACAGGACGCATGGTGCGTGACGTCATCGGTACATACCTTGGACACAAGCTGACGGTGTTCCGGCGCGGTGACAACTACAAGGGGTTGGATGACTTCTGGGACTACCTGTACAAGCACAGCGTGGATGACTCCGTTATGCTGGAAGCGGCAGACGGTCAGACTACTATTGCGTATGAAGCGTATTACACCAGCGCGTCGCAGGACTTGGAGAAGGGCGATGGAGGCGTGAACTATTGGGGCGAGATCGAGGTGAACTTCGTCCCGATGGACGCGCAGCTCCGCCCCTGAGAGGTGGCCTATGTCGAAAACGACTATTCTGTACAAGGACATAGCCCCCGGCGCAGCGGATGACGCGACTGTGACCGCCACCGGAGGCACAGGAGATCTCACCCAAATTCCGCACGGCGCGGCTCCGGGTAAGCTTATCACGCTGGAACGGAGCCGCTGGGTGCTGGACGGCACCTTTGATGGCGTGTACGCGGAAGACAAGGTAGGCTTTTGGTCTACGGAGGTTTCCGGGGACAGCGGAGAGTTTACCAACCCGCCCAAAATCACCATGACGTTTACACAGCAGTATTCCAGCATGGGCATCCAGCTCACCTTTGACGAGGACACAGGAGAGTATTGCAGCGAGGTAGAAATTTTGTGGTATCAGGGCGCGGTGCTGCGGCGGGCGCAGTCGTTCCAGCCTGACAACGCGGTGTACTTCTGCGATTGCAGGGTAGAGAGCTTTGACAAGGTGGAGGTCACTCTGAAAAAGACCGTAGTCCCCCATCGGCGGGCGCGGGTCAATGAGATCGTGCTGGGCGTGGTACGTAAATTCGGTATGAACGAAATACGCAACGCATCCATCGTAAACCAAGCGAACGAAGCCGCCGTAGAGCTGCCGGTGTCTACGCTAAACTGGACGCTGGACAGCCTGAAAGATGTGGATTACCTGTTCCAGCTGAAACAGCCGGTGGAGGTGTGGAACGACAACCGGCATCTGGGGACATACTACATTAACAACTCGTCACGCACGTCCGCAAACGTGTATGTAATAGAGTGCCAGGACGCGCTTGGAGTGCTTGAATACACGCCGTTCAGCGGAGGGGCATACCTTGATGGAGTGAGTGCGAAAACGCTCTTAGAAACGCTTGCAAAGCCCTTTGATGTGGAGTATGCGAGCGATGTGGAGGACACAACGCTGAAAGGCGTACTTGTTAAGGGCACCAACCGAAGCGCTATCCAGCAGGTCATATTTGCATGGGGCGTCTGTCTGGCAACAGACGGCGGGAACAAACTGCGGGTGTTCAACCAGCCCACGAAGCCTATTCTTATCCCACGCGGGCGGACGTTCGTCGGATCTTCCGTTACAACCGGCGCAGTGGTCACAAAGGTAAATGTGACGGCGCATAGCTATGTAGAAGCCAGCAACGGCAACGTGACCATCAATGGGGTTAAGTACAAAGACACCAGGACGGTGTACAGTGCTATCAACCCCAACGTGACCGCATCCGACCGGGAGAACGTAAAGGAAGTCACGGCGGCAACGCTGGTATCTGATGACATCGGACAAGCAGTGGCAGACCGGCTGTACAAGTATTATTCGCTGCGTGACACGAACACGGCGACCGTGGTATATGGTGGCGAGAAGCTGGGCGACTGCGTAAGCATTTACACGCCGTGGGGTCTGCTGACCACGGGCAATCTTCACAAGATGGAGATAAAGCTGTCCAACACGGTAGTGTACAACGCAGAAGTCACAGGCGCGTGGATCATCAGCCCGTACTTCTATTACAGCAACGACCTGTTCTCCGGGGAGGTGTAACCGATGGCGGAATATACAGCACAGGTGCCGAAGATAGCGGCGGCTGTACTGCTGCCGAACCCGGCGACCATCAACGGAAAGGTAAAGCTACAGGTAACGGTAATAGAGGAAGCCGTCATCGTGTACCCCAGCTACTACTACAGCGGCGATCTATATGCGGGCGAAAGCCCCCATACTACGTACCCGCGTGTACCACAAGCATATCATTTCTTTTGCGGCGATATTTACGCCGGGGAGGTATAAATGGCAATCAAGACAGTAAAAGCGACGATCAACGGCCAGACATACGACCTGACGCTGAACTCCGCAAGCGGCAAATGGGAAGCGACCATTACCGCGCCGGGGAAAACATCGTACAATCTGGCGGGCGGCTACTACAACGTATCCGTCGAAGCAACAAACGACGCGGGCACAAAGGGCAGCGCGGACGCATCTACCGTAGACGGCCTGAAGCTGGTGGTAAAGGAGACTGTGGCACCTGTTATCACCATCGTGTCCCCCACGGCTGGCGCGTATGTGGCGAACAGCAAACAGCCGGTGGTATTCAACATCACGGATGAAACCGGCGGTTCCGGCGTGGACATCAGCACCTTGGTAGTCAAGCAGGACGGCACAGCTGTAGCGGCGGCGAACATCACGCACACAGCTATTTCCAATGGCTACAGCGTGACCTACACGCCGTCTGCGGCACTGAGCGACGGCAGCCACACCGTTACCATCAACTGCAAAGACCACGACGGCAACGCGGCTGAAGAAAAGTCCACGACCTACACTGTGGATACTGTTCCTCCGACGTTGAACGTAACATCTCCTGCTGACGACCTTATTACGGCGGCTTCTTCTGTCACTGTTGCCGGTACTACCAACGATGCAACGTCCTCTCCTGTGGTCATTACCATCTCCCTGAACGGAACGGATCAGGGGACAGTACCTGTGGGCACCGGCGGCACCTTCTCCAAGGTGGTTACGCTGAAAGAGGGCAGCAACACCATTATCGTCAAGGCAAAAGACGCGGCAGGGAAGGAAAGCTCCGTCACCCGGACAGTCACGCTGGACACGTCTGTGCCGAAGATCAAAGCAGCGACCATTACGCCTAACCCGGTCGACACCGGTAAAACTATGGTCATTAGTGTTACCATTGAGTAAGAGGTGATAGCTTGAGCAGAGATATTCGCGTATCGCTCCCCGCCGCCATCGTCTACGTGTCCGGTTCGGTCAACGGCAAGGATTACGTGTGGACGCTGGACGGCGAAGCGTGGAAAGCCACGGTAGACCGTGCTTCGGATGAAAAGTACGCCGTATCTTTGACGGCTATCAACGCGGCGGGCACAAGCGCCAGTTACCAGTTTACCCTTAACTACGGGATGCTGTCCCTTATTACGGACAGAACGCAAGCAGACGTGGATGGCGTCATTGCCGCGCTCAGTCGAATAGAGGCTGGGCGCGGTACCCCGGCGGACGTGCTTCTTCTGAGCGACAACAAGGGGTCGTACAACTACACTGACCTGAACCGCGTTGCGGGAGCTGTGCTGTATGTGGCGGAGGAATTGGAAGCAAATGGTTACAGCGTGACGGTAACGGCAAAGCAAGGGTGGACGGAAACGGACATTCCCACGCAGGCTGATATTGACCAGTACCTCGCGGACATCGCAGAAATACGCAGTGCGTTGCCTGTACCATCTGATACTCCAAAGGTGCCGACAATGCCGCTGGACTATCGAAAGGCCAACGACATTGAAAGCATCCTCATACTGGTAGACCAGCTTGTGCAGAACATAGCCAAGTCGTGGTTTTACTCGGGAGACTTGTACTCCAACGAAATCAAATAATAAACGTTACTCCCGGCCAATCGGGGCGCGGGAAAGGGCAATAGGAGCCGACTATGGGAACGTAGTCGGCTCCATCTTTTTTGGAAAGGAGCAGATATGCAGGACAGAATTTCCCTTTATCCTGGCCGCGTCAAGCTCACGCCTGTTTCCGGGCAGGACAACGTGTACGACATGACCCGGCAGGACAACCCCACCACGGAGGGCACGCCGCTGAACAAGTCCACGCTGCTGACGGACGAGGTGGCGGAAACGCTGGGGCTTGACCCGGCAACGGCAACGCCCTCCCAGGCCATCAACGCCGTGGCGGGCAAGGCAACGGACAAGAAGCTATCGCTGACGCTGGCGGCGGCAAGCTGGACAGGGAGCGCAAGCCCCTACACCCAGGGCGTGACCATCACAGGCGGAACGGCCACCAGTCAGGCGGACATTCAGGCAGACGCAACGGCGATACAGCAGATGTTGGACGACGGCACCAACGCTATCTACATCGCCAACAACAACGGGACATTCACCGCCTACGCTGTGGGCGAAAAGCCCACCGCTGACCTGAGCGTTCAGGTGACGGTGTACGACGTGAAGGAGGTAGTTTAACGATGGTTATTATCGGTAAATCGCAAATTGCGGGGGGGGGGGCACTGCTAAACGATTAGAGTTTGAGTACACCGGAACGTACAACGAGCGACTTGATGACGGCGTTGTAGAGCTGCTGACAAGTGGTGTGCTTACGGTGACGAAGGACACATACATCGACGCCTTTCTTGTAGGGGGCGGGGGCGCTGGGAATGGAAGCAGCGGCGGATTTAATTCGACGTGGAACGGCGGTGGTGGTGGCGCAGGTGGGTTTACAAAGACCATCAAAAAAGCGCTACTTCAAGAAAACGTCGAGTATTCCGTTGTAATCGGCGCGGGCGGAATTGCGTTATCCGGGAAAAACGCCTATGAAAAAGTGGGTCCTGCTGGAGGTAATACAGTTGCTTTTGGCTATACGGTAGAAGGAGGAAAATCTGCATCTTCTACGTGGGACGGCGGCAACGGTGGCTCTGGCGGAGGCGTAGGTGGTGCCAAAAGCTCTGTTTCTACAGACGCCAACCCCGGCGACGGAGCCAGCGACGGGAATAACGCACTTACAATCGGTACAAGGATTGGCGGCACCGGTCAAGGCACGACTACCCGCGAATTTGGTGAAGCAACCGGGAAACTCTATGCCGGTGGCGGAGCTGGCGGTATGGGTTCTGGCTCTTCAACCGCAGCTTCCGGGGGCGAGGGTGGCGGAGCAAAGCAACAGACTTCTGCCGGAGCTAATACTGGCGGAGGCGGAGGCGGAAGCGGGTCGGCGCAAGTCGTGTCGGGGAATTACGTGTCTTACCCCGGTTCCGGAGGTTCTGGCATCGTGTGCATAAGACTACACAAAGAATAAACACGGCCTCCGTTTCGGAGGTCGGGAACGGAGGCTTATATGGCAATTACAGGCAGAGCGGTGACAGCAGGGGGAGGCGGAATTGCCAATCGGCTGGATTTCACCTACACGGGCGGTACATTCAATGAGCGTACCGCAGACGGTGTAGTGGAGTTTTTGGAAACCGGTATCCTTACGATGAAAAAGGATACGTATGTGGATGTATTCATGGTTGGCGGGGGTGCCGGTGGTGTGTCTATTGGAACATCCAGCAACGGCGGAGCCGGAGGTAGCGGTGGATGCACAAGAACTATTGTAAACGCTTTGTTGCGAAAAGGGGTGGCATACCAAGTTGTTATTGGCGCGGGCGGCACCGGTGGCGGCAACTCCGGCGGGGAGACTTCGGCTTTTGGTTACACAGTTACAGGTGGAACTGTTGCTAACGGCGGCTCTGGCGGCGGTAAAGGCGGCGTTGCTGCAAGCGGGCAAACAAACGCTGGTGATGGAGGGTCAAACGGAGCTGATGGTGGCAATGTCGGTAGCGCAACAACCGGAAACCCTGGGAAAGGGCAAGGCGCCACCACAAGAGAGTTTGGCGAAGCAACCGGAAAACTGTATGCCGGTGGAGGTGGCGGCGGTCAAGGAATATACGGAAGCTATGGAACTGCGGGAGCTGGCGGTGAAGGGGGCGGTGCAAACGGGAATTCCACAACTGACGCTACAGCTAATACCGGTGGCGGTGGCGGCGGCGGGAAAGGGTTTGCTGGTGGTGGAGGCACCGGCGGTCAAGGGACTGCTGGCGGCAGCGGTATCGTGTGTATCCGCCTGCACCAAGACGACCCCACTGAGAACGTGCTGAGTGGAACGTGGAAGTTTAATGACACACTTACCATGCCAAGCACTTTGTTTACAGAGAACTTCGATTATGACGGGACATTTGCCTATGCTGGTTCCAACTTTTATACCGTGATGGGCGCAAGAGCATTCTCTACCACAACCGATCTGTGCTTTGGGCATAACTCCGGTGATTTGTCGACAAATTATGTACTGGTATATGACTTTACACATAACATGTGGAGGCAAGCAACAGCAAAAACCATAAAATTCTGGAACCGCTATCAGGTGGTTTCCCAGGAGTTCTACGCATGGTTCACCGCAAACGCCACCAAGATTTCGGATTAAGGAGCGTGATTAAGTGAGATACGCATTGGTTGAAAACGGTGTTGTTACAAACATCATCGAAATGGACAAGCGGAACGAGCAGTTCTTCCCCTCCGCCGTGTACACCGGTGACAGGCCGGTGGGCATGGGCGACACGTACACGGAGGGCAAGTTCTACCGTGACGGCAAAGAGGTGCTGACGGCACTGGAGGAGGCCAACAACGAGATAGACAGCCTGACGCAGCAGCTGGGCGAGGCTGTGGAAACCATCTATCAGGCGGATATGGAGGTTATCGGATGAGCATGATTATCGGTAAAGCGTTAATTGCGGGGGGGGGGTACTGTTGACCGGTTAGATTTTACCTATACGGGGCAGTACAACGAGCGCCTTGAGGACGGCGTTGTGGAATTTCTGACCACGGGCGTGTTGAAGTTCAAGAAGGAAGCGGCCATTGATGCGTTCCTTGTTGGAGGCGGGTCTGGCGGCTGCACCGGCTGGTATCGCAACTCCACCAATTATGGAGGCGGCGGTGGAGGCGGTGGCGGAAAAACGGTGACGCTGCTGAATATCACACCGCGAGCGAATACTGAATATCAAATCGTTGTGGGAGCCGGTGGCTCACCCGGGAAGAAGAACAGCACCGAATCCAACATAACAGCGCCTACAAATGGTGGTGATACCACCGCGTTTGGTTCAACTGCCGAGGGCGGCAGAGTACCTACTGTAATGACTTCTGGCGGAACTGTGTATTCCGTGGGTTACGGAGGGCTGATTTGCGGCGGCAGCGGTGGTTCTGGCGGCGGACAGAGTGTGGGGCGCGGCGTAACGTCGTCCTACAATATTGCAGGTGCAGGAGGAAGCGATGGAAGTGATGGCGGTGCAGCAAACCCTCAGCCCAGCGCGA